ATATTTAGGGCCATCTTCTGAAAGCGCAATAAAAGAAGCTCAACAAAGTTTGCCAGAAATGCCATAAGGAAATATAAATGAAGCCAGAACGCATGGATAAAACGAAGATTGAAGGCATTGTACAGAACGCTGTGCAAGATGCTGTTGACTTCATTGAAAGCGAAATAGCAGAAGATAGGATTAAAGCTCAACGTTACTTTGACGGCGAAGTAGATATTGGCCAAGAGGACGGCAGATCAAAGGTAGTTGCCACTAAAGTTCGAGACACGGTTCGAGCTATTAAGCCAAGCCTTATGCGCGTGTTTCTATCTACGGATAAGCCTGTTGAGTACGTTCCAAAAGGGCCAGAAGATATAGCAACGGCTCAAATGGCTACTCAGTACATGCACTGGGCATTCAGCGAGCTTGGCGGATACCGCATTGTAAATGATGCGTTTCATGACGCATTAGTTAAGAAAGTTGGAGTTCTAAAGGTATATTGGGACAAATATACAGAATCTGAAACTTACTCTTATACAAATTTAACCGATGATGAATTTACCGCAATTGTTAGTGAAGATGACATTGAAGTTATTGAGCATAGCGAAGAAAGTTCTATATCCATTGATGAAATGGGCATGGAAATGGAAGCTAGAGAACATTCTGTCACGATTATACGAAAGAATGAAAAAGGGCGTTTAAAGGTCGAGTCAGTTCCGCCAGAGGAATTTATGGTGGACAGAAATGCTCGATCAATAGATGACTTCTATGTCATAGCTCACCGCACAGAAATGCGTGTATCTGACGTTGTAAACATGGGATACGATTTTGATCAAGTCTCAAAGCTAACCGGAATTGGTTCCAGCGATACATACTCAGAACAAGAAGATTTTGAGCGTCGCGGATACCAAATGGACGAGGATGAGCAAACGCCAGACTTGTCAATGAAGCTGGTGGCAATTACCGAGGCCTACATGAAGATGGATATCGAAGGCACTGGAGTTGCCCAGTTATACAAATTTATGCTTGGCGGCAATGATTATCAGTTATTGGATTATGAGCCTTGGACAGAAGTGCCATTCGCCATATTTGAGATAGATCCAGAGCCACACGCATTCTTTGGCCGATCTGTTGCAGATTTGATTATGACTGATCAAGACGCTGCTACGGCCATGCTTCGTGGCGTTCTGGATAACGTGGCATTGACCAACAATCCAAGGCTTGGCTTTGTTGAAAATCAGGTAAATGTAGACGATCTTCTAAATAACGAGATTGGCGGGATTATCCGCATGAAGTCTCCAAACTCCATACAAGAGATATCTGTGCCGTTTGTAGCCGCTAACACGCTTACGGCTATCCAGTATATGGATCAGATGATTGAGGGCAAGACAGGCGTTTCTAGGGCCGCTATGGGGCTAGATCCAGATGCCCTTCAAAATACTACCGCTACGGCGGCTCAGTTGACCGCACAGGGTGGCGCTGCTCAGGTAGAGGTAATGGCAAGGAATCTGGCAGAAGGTGGCATGAGGCGCTTATTTAAGCTCATGTTGAGGCTGTTTGTAGAGAACAGTGACGAAGAGCAATTAATGCGTATGAATAGCCAGTTTGTACCTATTGATCCACGTTCTTGGAACACCAGTATGGACGTTATGTGTAACGTCGGTCTTGGTACAGGACAGGATGATCAGAAGGCCGCCGCACTGCAACAAGCTCTAGGGCTACAAATGCAGATATGGCAGACATATGGCCCAGGCAATGGCTTGGTAACGATGACTCTAATCCGCAATACGTTGGCTGATATGTTGGCGGTTGCTGGCATTAGAAACAGCGATAGATACTTCTCGCCATTGAATGAGCAAATGGAACAGCAGTTAATACAGATGAAGATGATGGAAGCATCGCAGAAGCCACAACCACTTGATCCTGGAACAGCAATGGTACAGGCCGAGCAACTAAAGGCTCAGACTAAGGCTCAAACTGATTTGGTAAAGATGCAAGTGGATGCTCAAAAGGCTATTGCTCAGGATGACAGAGAGCGCGATAAGATGGATCAAGATTTGATTATTGAGGCCGCAAAGATACTTGGACAATATGGAGCAAAAGTTGATGTTGAGGCTATAAAACAGGCCCAACAAGCTCCTAGATATCCAGATCAAGCTCCTGCTCAAGCTGTTACCGGCGGAAGGTTTTAATGAACATTAAAGATAAAGCATCAAAGGTTAGACAGCTTCAAAACGACGAGACTTTTATCTCAGTTATAGAGGCTGTCAAATCTAAGCAAGTTGCAGTTTTTTTAAATTCAAACTCTACTGAAAAGGATCGAGAAAAGGCGCACAACGTTATTTGTGCATTAAGCGAAGTCAAGGATTACATTAACTCAGTTTTAACTGACGAAAAAATCTTTGATAAAAACAACTAAGGGAGATAAGCACCGTGTCTGACACGACTGAAAACCAATTTGACGGAAGTATTGAGCAAGCAGTTGGACTTATTGTACGAACTGACGAGCCAGAAGAAGTAGAGACAGAAGAAATTACAGAATCCGAAGATGCCACTTCAGAGATGGAAGCGTCAGAAGAAGTATCGGATGAAGTAGATGACGCTGAGGACGACGACAGCGAGGAAGAAGAAGTAGAAGTCGAAGCGAAGGATAGTGACGAAGAGGCTGATGACGAAGCCGATTCTGAGGAACCAGTTTGGCACGTTGTCAAAGTAGACGGCGTGGAAGAGCGGGTAAGCCTAGAGGATCTAAAGCGAGGTTATTCAGGCCAAAAGTATATCCAAAAAGGTATGCAGGAAGTTGCTCAATCTCGAAAAGAGCTTGAGTCAATGTACAGCGATATCAATGCTATAAGGCAGAACGTAATCCAACTAGAGCAGATGTATCAATCTGGTCAAATTCTGCAAGAACCAAAAGCACCTACAAAGGCTCTCTTCGACGAAGATCCATTAGGATATGTAGAAGCAAAAGCCCAATATGAAGAGGACATTCAGAAATATCAAGCTCAAAGACGGAAAATTGCGGAAGAAATGCATTACGCAAAAGAAGCCGAAAAAAGAGCTATAGCTCAATATACTCAGCAGGAAGCGATTAAATTAATCGAATTAGTGCCTGAGTTAAAAGATCCGCAAAAATCTGAATCTCTGAAAAATAGGATGTATAAGTTAGCTACTGAATACTATGGTTACACTCATGAAGATATGGAGAAACTAATAGACAGCAGAGCGGCTAGGATCTTAGTAGATGCCACGAAGTACAGGAATATGATGGATGGCAAGTCGAAGGCCGAGGCGAAAGTCAAAGGCGCGAAACCAGTCATAAAGCCTGGGGCAAAGAAAGTTGAAAATACGCGCCAAAAAGCAATGGAACGGCAACGGGCCAAATTTAAACAAAGCGGACGCATCGAAGATGCTCTTAGCTTTATTGTTAATGAATAACTTTGAGGTAAATTAAAATGGCACAACCAAGTAATACTTTTGACAGCTATGATGCTGTTGGTATTAGAGAGGATCTTTCTAATATCATTTATGACGTATCTCCAGAAGATACACCTTTTTACTCTAAAGCAAAAAAAGTAAAAGCAACCAACACTTACCATGAGTGGCAGACAGACGCTCTTCGTTCTTCAGCAGCTAACGCTCACATTGAAGGCGATGACACAACTGCTAACTCACGTTCAGCAACTACACGTCGTGGTAACTACACTCAAATCTTTAAAAACGCAGTTATCATTCCTGATACTGACAAAGGTTTGAACAAAGCTGGTCGCGCATCTGAGATTGCTTATCAAATGCTCAAGACTGCTAAAGAGCAGAAGCTTGACATTGAGAAGGCACTATTTGACAACAACGCTCGCGTTGCTGGCAATAGCTCAACCGCTCGTGAACTTGCTGGCGCTCCTGCATGGTTGATTTCTAACACCGACTTTGGCGACAACGAAGGTGCAGATCCAACTGGTGACGGAACTGACGCTCGTACAGACGAGACGACTACGCTTCAAGCGTTTGATCAAACTCGTTTTGACGGTGTTATGCAGTCAATTTGGGAAGCTGGTGGTAAGCCAGACACTGTTTATCTTTCAGCATTCCAGATGAACAAAGCTCTTGCTTTCACTGGTAACAACAATCAGCGTTCAGCAGTTCAAGCTGGTGACATGAAAGTTGTTAAATCTCTCGACGTGTACGTCACGCCTTGGGGAACAATTGAGTTCCTTCCATCTCGTGAAAACCGTTCAAGAGACGTGTTCATTATGCAAGACGACATGTGGTCAGTTGCAGTTCTTCGCGGAACTACAAACACTGAGCTTGCAAAAACTGGTGACAACACCAAGCGTCAAGTCGTAACCGAGCTAACTCTCGTATGTAACAACGAGAAAGCACATGGCGGCGTATTTGACAACACAACATCTTAATGATGTATGGGGGGCTAAATGCCCCCCTTTTTTTAGGAGCTTGTTTTGAAAATTAAAGAAATAGTTCATCACGACGATGGTGGAGATACTCTTACCATTGAGAGAGTGTATGACAACCAGCCAGTTTTAGATTCTGTCAAGGAAATAAAAGATGCCGGATTAGGACAGACTGGCGATAAAAGACTGGTAGGACGCATTCCTTTGCATATAATGGCGCAATGGCTCAAAGAGGCTGGCATTAGTTGGACTGATCATGAAGCGGCCAAAGAAGTTATTAAGCGCAAGATATTATCTGGCGATTTTAGTAAGTTAAGAGTATGGGAAGGAACATACTGATGGATCAAACTGTATTCAATTGGGTTTTTGGTATAGCTACTACATCGCTAGGATTTCTTGCTCATACCATATGGAGTTCTATACGAGATATGCAAAGAGCGCAATCGAGGCTTCAAACAAGACTCAGTGAAGTAGAAGTATTGGTCGCCGGCAGCTATGTTAAACGCCAAGAATTTGAAAGATTTGTCGATAGAGTTATTGATAAATTAGATGTTATCGACGCTAAGATTGACGGAAAGGCTGACAAATAATGGCCAAAGTTAAATCTTTTGACGTAAAAGCAAAGCCAGTTCCTAAAAGAAAAAAATTAAGTAAACGCAAGAAACTAGCAAAAATAGCTAAGAAATCTAAACCTAAGAGTCCATTATTCCGATGAGAAAACTACTACTAGCGCTACTTTTAACTATTCCAGTTGCGACTTCTACCGCAACAGATACTGTAAGTAGCACGGTATCTAGTACGGTTTCTAGCTCATCAAATACAGTTGGCACTACTACTGTAGATAAAACAGTAAACAGCGCACACTCTCCAAACGTAATCGTAAACAATACCGATATCTGTACAACTGGAGTTGCCGGTGCGGTGCAGACTCAGATACTTGGCATATCTGGCGCAACTACTATTCGTGACGTTAATTGTGAAAACTTAAAGTTGTCAAAACAGTTATACGCTATGGGCATGAAAGTTGCCGCAGTTTCATTATTATGTATGGCGGATTATCGAGTATTTCAAGCAATGTGGGACGCTGGTACATATTGCCCAATCAATGGCCTGATTGGTAAAAACGCAAAACAGGCATGGCTTGCTAATCTTGATCGAGTGCCAGAAGGCGCACTTGAGTATGAAAAGGTAGTAATGGCTGCAGAAGTTGAGAGGGCAGAAAAGTTTAAAGCCAAGCATGAAAAGCCACAAGGCCCACGTCAATGGCATTCCGTAAGGTAGCATTATCGCTATTAGTTCCTAGCTTTTGTTTTGCGGTAGATACTACCGATAATCTTATTGACAATGATCAATGGATCATTGATGGCGATATAGATTTTTGGCAATCTGGCGCTGACAGTGTTATATGGGTTTATAGCAATACAGAAGCAACCGTATCTCAGGTAATAGATTTAAGCCAGTACGAGTTTATTGGCGACATAAGATACGGCATGAGCGCATACGGATGCAACAACACTCCTAACGGAACGTGGTGCAATCAAACTGCTGACACCAGTTACTACGACACTCTTACTGTTACTGTTAATTATGGCAATAACACTTACACCGATACGGTAACGTTAAATTACAACGATTACTTTGTAGATTACGACTTTTCGTTTACAGCTACAGAAGATTACAGCACGGCAACTATTAGCTTCACTTCGCAAGATCCAGGCGGATGGGAGGGATACTTTGCCAGCGCCACTACGGACGTATATTTCAATATCGATTACAACACTTACACCGAGATGCTAGTTACTGATCCGGCGCTAGATGACATTATCAATCCAGACTTCTCTGATATAGCAATAGATCCAGTTGCCGACATTGGCATTGATCCATCTATGGATATTGGAGTTGACACTACAATGCCTGCGCTCGATCCAATAGTTGTTGAGATCGATATGCCTGCAATGGACACAACTATGGACACTCCAATGGACATGGCGGACATGAGCATGCCAGACATGGAGATAGCGCCAATGGAATCTCCAGAAATGTCAGAAGAGGTCGTAGTTGAGATCGAAATGTCAGATCAGCAACCAACTCCAGAAACAGCCCCAGCCGAACAACGGCAAGAGCCAGAAGTGGCGCAAGAACAATCTTCGCAAGAGCCTGAAGCTAAAGTTGAGCAGGCGCAGTCTGAACAGCAAGAATCATCTGAATCATCTTCTTCTGGTAGTTCTGAAACTAAGTCTAATGTCATAACGATCACCGAAATGAGTATGCAACAGGTTGCCGCTAACTTTGATTCAGCCTATGACGCGCAGGCTCAGGCGGTAGCTATTGCGGTTATGTCAATGTCAGCGCCAAGCTATGAGGCAGTGGCGCAACTTCAAGATGCTGAGTTTTACGATATTATAGAACTTAAAGAAACTAACAAGCTAAAAGATAGACTTTGGGGCGCAATTTACTTAGACGATAAAAAATGGAACGAAATGGTGGACGAACAATATGAGTACAGAAATTAACGTAGGCGGCATTAAATTTACTGGTGGAAAAGTTTTTGCGGTATTGACGGCACTAAGTAGTGCTGCCGGTATCGTTTGGGGAGCCGCATTGTTCTGGCAAGATTATGAGGGCTTAAAAGCAAAACTCAGAAATCTTGATCCAGGCGCAATTGAGACTCAAGTAAACACTTCTATGATTAAGGTAGAGGAGGCAATTAGCTATGCAAGAGATATTAAAGAAGATTTACGAACTGATGTTATCAATGTTGAAAGCGCTTTATCTGATGTTGAAAAAGCCATGCGAGATGTTGAAAAACGGAATCGTGATGTTTTGGCAGAAGCTAAAATCTATTTTGAAGATCGCATTGGACAGATAGATAGCAAGTCTAAAGAAAACGAAAGCTCCAACCGCAAACTTGTTGAGGACTTTCAAAAGTGGTTTGACGAAAGATTGCAGTCAGTAGATGCGCAGTCTCAGGCAAACTTGGACAAAAGTCGCAAGGCACTAGATGACGCCCAATCTAAGTTTGAATCAAGGATGGCGGCATTTAATGAGAATGCGGTTGCATGGGAAGAGCGCAACAGAGAAGCAATTGTAAACGCTCAGAAATGGTTTGACGAACGCGTCGTATCAGTTGACGCACAAATGAAAGAGCTTGAAGAGCGTATGAACAAGCGCATAGATCGAGCTATGACTAACATTTTGTCGGAGCAATAATGGTTAAAAAAGTCTATCAAAATCCAAAAGGTGGCCTAAACGAAAAAGGCCGTAAATACTTTGAGAACAAAGATGGCGGAGACCTAAAGGCTCCGGTTAAGTCTGGGACTAATCCTCGACGCGTATCTTTTGCGGCTAGGTTTGCCGGAATGGCTGGGCCAATGAAAGATGAAAAAGGTCGTCCAACTCGTAAAGCGTTGGCGCTAAAGGCTTGGGGCTTTGGCAGTGTTGAAGCCGCAAGAAATTTTGCTAACAAACATAAAAAGAGTAAATGATGAAACGAGGACTCTACGCAAACATTCACGCCAAGCGTGAAAGAATTAAGGCTGGTTCTGGTGAGAAAATGAGAAAGCCAGGAACTAAAGGTGCGCCAACTGCTGCGGCATTTAGGAAATCTAAGAAAACCGCTAAAAAGAAGTAATTGGCTGATCGATTAGCTAGGCGTAATTCTCGTTACAAAAACGCCTACGGCATAACTTTTAATCAATACGTTGAGATAGCATTTAAGCAAAACAATAAATGCTTGATCTGCGGGATAGACGGTAAGGACACAGATAGAGGTAAATTATCTGTTGATCACTGCCACGAATCTGATCAAATTAGAGGATTAATTTGTCAGAAATGCAACACAGGACTTGGGCTTTTTAAAGACAATCCTAAAAGTTTAAGTAAAGCTATTAGATATTTAAAACGATTTAAAAGGAAGCAGTTATGTTTGGAATGGGGCCGGAAGTGTTATTGGCTGCTGGCGGTAATCTCATGGGCATTGTGTCCGGTTTACTGGCGAACGCGCAAAAGGCAAAAGCAGACCAACATAAAATGATGATGGAGAAGCTCACGTTCGATCTTGAACGAGAGAAAATCCATTCAGAGCTATCAAATAAAGAGTTCCAAGTAAGGACTGCTGACAAGTTTTCAAGTTTAACAAGGCGCATATTGGTACTGGCTTTTCTAGCTATGGTGGTTGTTATCAGTCTTGCGCCAATGATTGCCCCAATAGATATTGCGGTTCCAGTTGAAATGAAGTCTGGCGGTAGATACTTATTTGGGCTGATTGACACTACAAAAACATGGACTGAGTGGAAGATTATTGAACACGCTGCCATGTTCAGGACTACATATGACCAAGTGCTTATAATGGTATTTAGTTTTTATGTAGGCTCATCCGCAGTTAAACGTTAAGGAGATAAAATGAAAACTTGCCCAACTTGCCCAAATCCTAAAAAATGCATGGCTGCCGGTGAATGCATGATGAAGAAAGCGGCTAAAAAAAAGTCCAAGAAAACCAAAGCTAAAAAGGGATACTAATGCCTCTAGTTAAAAGCAAATCAAAAGCCGCTTTTAAAAAGAACGTTGAGGCTGAAATTAAGGCTGGCAAACCGCCAAAACAGGCTGTTGCTATTGCTTACTCAGTAAAACGTAGGGCTGGCAAAAAGAAAAAGTAATGTTCACGCGAATCCTGAGCTTGCTTGTAGCACTTGCCTGCTCAGGATGTAGCGTCATTGCGGCCAAGAAGATACTGGACGCTGCTAGGCCTGCTCCGGTGTACAATGTTACATATCAATGCCCAGCCTTGATCACTGATCGAGCTAAGGAAGAGATCCGGCATGCTGTTATGCAGGAGCTTATGATGGACAGGTATTTTGAGGATTGTGACATAGATGTCGACTGCTACAGACCATAAATGTATCTATATAGAGTGGGTGGATGCCGTATCTGATTCTGGCTGGGAAGAAACCAAGAAACCTGAGCTACACGATTGCTACACTTTGGGCTTCATTGTGGCCGAGGACGACAAAGCTATATGCGTTGCTTCCGCCATATCTAAAAAAGAATCAAACGCCAAGATGCATATCCCGAAGGCTTGGATCAAAAGAGAGGCTAGATTTAATATGGAGTCCATAAAAAAAGCCCCAAAACGCGGGGCTTGAGGGGAGGAGGAGAAAATCATCCGAGAGAGTTAAATGCCTCATAAATTCTCTCAACTGAATCATATCCGTATTTTCTAGCCAAAGCAAGAGCCTCAGAGGTTGTGTATATTTTCCCGTCAATAAACGTAAATAGAGGCTCTCCAGCGCGTTCTTTTCCAGTAGCCACCATATAATATGGCCCAAACTTTATGTGCTTTATGCGCTTCTTAAACTTGCGTAAATTGATGCTCACCATCCAAGCACTTCTGCCAATCCAAAATACATAGACACAAAAAATAGTATAAGTAAAACCATTGCGCCCATACCGATAATGCTGATCTTGTCTGCCCCAAGGATGCTATGCTCAGGATCTGAGTATGTAAGCTCTTGAGCTATGCTATTAAACACTTCTTCTGCCTTCAGTATCTTATGTATATTTGGGCAACTATTGCCGTTTTCCCAGCTACTGACAGTTTTGTGGTGTACTTCCAATTTGTCTGCCAAGTCCTTTTGAGTCATATTGTGCTTGGCTCTCATTTCCTTCAAATATGTTGAAAATCTTGATGATTTAGACATGTTCATGTTCCATCTCCTTAAAAAAATTCTCGACTTGGCACTGAGCATCTTCGCACCCTTTGCATACTATAACACTTTGGTTGATAGATTTTAAATAATTGTGCCATTCTATTTGGCTTTTGGATACAGCGCCACCACTTTTTTTCTTCATTTCAATCCAAAGTAGCCATTCTGGAACGAATAGGTCTGGGACTCCTGGTGTTACGCCCTCTGCCTTGAGACGTGCGGCGGTTACGATGTTTCTTTGGCCGCCGTTTGGTATCGCTATTATCTTGGCTTTGTAGGTCTTGCGAAACCAGCTTACAAACTCCCGTTGCTCAACGTGTTCAGTTCGCCCACTCTCTTTTAGTGACTTTATAGAACTTACCTTCTTGCGCGTATGATATCTCATTTGGACATCGCCCCGTATTCAATATTGAACATAATTGGTCTAAATCATCTGCCATAGAAAATATCGATGAAGCATTAATCTTTGATTTGTGAGCTATCTCAATAATCTTTTGGCGTGACTTCTCTCCGGCATATCCTTCATGCATTATCGCAAAATACTCAGAAACAATAGGATCCATGATTTGTTTTGAGTAATACCTAACTTTGATCATTTCCTTGCCGCTTGCTTTCGATACATGCTTAGACCAATGCCAAGTTCCTATAGGCATCATTCTGCTTTTCCTGCCCATGATATCTACATCATGAAGCCTCATGCGCTTCTCTTTAGGTGGCGGGAACTCATAACCGCAATCTGGACAAGTCTTAACTGCTGGAGGCAGTAAGCTATCGCACTCTGGGCATACTTTGACTGGAGCTTCGCCGGTTCCGTTGCCTGGCTTGTTTGGCGATTTAACGTTAGTGATAGGCCCGTGCGTTTGAACAACGCCAGCAAAGTCCAGCACCATGCAGTGGTCAGTGTGGCTTTTGATCCGCATCCCGCGCCCAGCCATTTGCACATACAATCCAGGCGACATAGTTGGGCGCAACATTACGATAAGATCCATGTCTGGATAGTCAAAGCCAGTAGTTAGCACGTTGGCGTTAGTCAGCGCTCGAATCTTGCCAGACTTAAACTCACTTATGATTTTTTCCCGTTCAGGCTTGGGAGTTTCTCCCGTGATACATTCGGCCTCAATGCCTCGATCAAGCAATATGTCTTTAATCGCCATTGCATGCTTAACTCCAGCACAAAAGAAAAGCCAAGCCTTGCGGTCACCGGCTAATTTAATAACTTCGTCTACTGCTTCGTTGTTGGTGTGATCTTTGTTGACTGCTGCCTGCAGTTCTTTTTCTATGTACTCACCGCCGCGTTTATGCACGCCAGATACATTCAACTGAACGCCAGTCAACTTAGACTTTAGCGGCGCCAAATACTTATCCTCAACTAACGCCTCAATGCTTGTTGGTTCAATTAACGAAGTAAATATGCCGCCTTTATCGGTAAGCATCCCTTGCCCTAGCCGGTAAGGAGTGGCGGTCAATCCGATTATCCGCATTGCGGGATTGATGATCTTCAGGCCGTCAATTAGTTTCCTGTAGCTGGTGTTGGTGTTATGCGATATCAGGTGCGCTTCATCGACGATCATAAGGTCTATTCGCCCTAGGTCACCGGCTTTCTTTCTGATAGACTGTATTCCAGCAAACGTGATTTGTTCATGGGATTCTTTACGCCCAATTCCTGCACTATATATTCCTAACGGCGCATCAGGCCAGTGCAGTAACATTTTTTCGGCATTCTGTTCAATCAATTCTTTTACATGAGTTGCCATCAACACGCGAGTTTCAGGCCATTGCGATATTGCATCCTTGCATATTGCCGCGACAACGTGCGACTTACCGCTACCGGTTGGCAATACGATGCACGGGTTGCCGTACTTATTAGCGCGAAACCATTCGTATAGATCATCAATCGCTTTTTGTTGATATTTTCTTAACATTTAAATTTTAGAAAATGGACATTTATTTTTTTGATTTAATCTGTATCCATTATTAAATTTTGTTTTTATGTGCAAATAACTTTCGTTTGACCAATTAGAATTTTCTTGTGTTGTTCCTTGTAAATCTGTTTTGTATTTAACTCTTTTATAAGGAACATACATTGCCAAAGGTGTTCCTCTTTTCAATTCAAATTCTCCGTATTTTTTTATCAACATTTGTTGATTTATCTCATAATGAATGTCTGACCATATAACTCCAGGCAAAACTTCAAAAATAGGATTAAATTCGTAAAACATAGGTAACTGCATTAAAGACCATCCATCTGGCGTTTTTACTCTCCAAGGGCAATTTGGTTTTAGAACCATGCTGATATTATTTTGAATATCTTGAGGAAGAAAATTTTTGAATTGAGCGTCATTATGAGATGAAAAAGTAAACATTGGCTCAGGCGATTGCAATATAAATCCATTTTCATTTATTGTTATATGTAAATCGCACCATAATGGCAAAACATATCCTTGAGACAAAAATTCTGGCATTGAAGGACAATTTTTTATTGTTCCTCTGTCCATTAAATCTTTATTATCTGTAAACCTTTCTGCCTTCCTCCACCAATCTGGAATATATTCTTTAGATTTAACAACTGGAATTACTTTCTCCAAGCCATCAATTACAGACCACCATATTACTTTTGGCTCTTTTTGTTTTTTAAAAATATCAAAAATTTTTTTCACCCGACTATCTTTCTTTTGTTTCAAACTCAATAATTGCTCGACCAATCAGTTCCGGTATCTGAGGAACTACCGCATTGCCTAATTGTTTAAGTCTGTCCACCCGATTGGGAATCCCATTAGCCACTCGACCCACGTCGGGTTCAGTTGTCCAGCAATCCCCGACTGCAATTCTCCACGCCTCGCTCGCGCCTCCAAGCAATTGCTCTGTTGAGAATTCCCCTTCAAACGATATTTGTGTTCCGAGCTTGTCGGTGTTGGCCACATCCCTATCGTGTTTAACTGCACCGCTTCCGGTAGATTGTGGCCGCGTTTCTCCCATTTCTTTACCGATTCTGGACTCGCCGCCCCCTTGTAATCCGATGTTGTTGGCGTAGGCCACGATCCAGATTCTGTCCCGACGGTGAGGAGCGCCAACGGCGGAAGCGGGAATACAATGCCATTCCGCATCGTAGCCGATCTCAGCGAGCGACCGGAGGACTTGATCCAGTCCTCGATTGCGAAGGGCGCTAACGTTTTCGATGATCGCGTACTTCGGTTTGATTTCTTTGATGAGCCGGTGGAACTCCCACCAGAGTCCCGATCTTTTGCCTTCAAGTCCTGCTCCTTTTCCTGCGAGGCTGATGTCTTGGCATGGGAATCCTCCGCAAATAACGTCAATTGGTTGTCCAATGTCGTCTCCATTCAATGTTTTTACGTCATCAAAAATAGGCACATTCGGCCAATGTTTTTTCAATACCTGGTGGCATTTCTTATCTACTTCACAAAATGCCACAGTTTCAAATCCTGCCCTTTCAAGGCCAAGACTAAATCCACCAATACCTGAAAACAGATCGAGGACTTTCATTCAACTATTTTTCCGCATTTTTTGGATAATTTAATATTTTGTAATTTAAATCTTTAATCATTTTCTTTTTTTCAGATTTGCTTCCAATAAAAATTACATATCTGTGTTTAGATGATCTAAAAACTCTTTGCGATCTATCGCCCAAATGATGCCTACTATGTTTTCCATTTTTAGATGCAATGTCAGTTCTTGATTTTGTTGTACCAGTAAAATAAAAATTAGTTGCTTGATAAACATATCCAACGTGTCCTTGTGCCGTGTCAGCATAAGAAACAACAATTTTAGGTTTAGGTAACATTTTTAAAGATGTTGAAACTAAAAATGAAGCATAATTTTTTTCATTATTTTTTAAGACCAATCTATTAAGTTCTATTACATTTTTTTTATTATGTTCTCCACATATTCCTTTGCATAAAGATGGAGAAGCTGGCGATCCGTAAGAAACAATTCCTGTTAATTGATTATTATCAAATAATCCAAAAGCATGACTAATTGATGGCATTCTTTTTGCGTAATGAATGTTTAAAATAAATGGCTTTGTATCTTGATAAGATATTTTTTTTACGCAAAGATTTTTCATCCAACTATCTTCCCGCCATCAAAACGTAAGTCCGCCATGAACTGATCAGGCTTCAGGCACGCATCAAGATTACTTACTAACTCGGTGCTGGCGTATGTGTTAGCATCGCTCTCGCCGTTCCTAATAAAGTTTCCTTGGATCTCCCACACTGCCTCGTTCGGATCGCTACTTTCCAATCGAGTCCAAGGCACAACGTCAGGATGTAAGACGTGCGAGTCGCATCCTTTACGTTGAAAGTCCTCTGGAATATCCTCAGCTTTAAATCTGTCGCAGTCCCATGTCCCGTTAGGCTTTGGAGTGGAGTGCGCGCACGTTCTGCAATTAACTTGCTTGGTCGGTTGCCCTTCGTGGCATATGTGTTTAGCCGGACAAGTTTTGCACATAAACCAAGTAGGATCGTCCGATAATCTTGGTGGCGCTTCATTTGCCAATGTAATGAATTCGCCCTTTTTTAATAACCGTTCAGCGAATTGCTCATCGTACTCAACTATTTCGGTGTACATCTCGTCGTTATCCTTGCACACGGCAACGTATAACGCTTTATAAATCTTCATGCCGTTCATATACACTTGCATTTGCGCGTAATGCAGTGGCTTTGTTTCCTGCACGCCTTTTCTCGTCACAAGATCAAAAGACTTTTTGTTATGAGTTTTGAACTCAGCAATAAACTTTTCATCCTCATGCCCAGGCACTCCACCATAAATGATGCCGTCAACGCTACCGCTAATATGATTGCCAAACTCAACGCGAGATTGATTGTCGCCAACATTACGGATGTTGATATTGATTGCTCGAAGGTCAGATACTATCGTTCTCTCTTCTAGTTGCCCTCGACGAAACAAACGGCGCATGCGGCCAGGAAAGTTTTCGGAGAAAGCCCAACGAAACATGTACCACAAATATCGCTCACACTTGTGGCCAAGTATTGATCCGCCCATGTGTCCGCGTTGAGTGTCAGTATTTTTTGCATGGTATTCGTCAATGCGTTCTACGATTTTGCTCATGATGCTCCTAAGAGAAGGGGGCCGAAGCCCCCTTGTTAAACAAGTCCAAAAGCCGGATGAGAAGGATGGTCACTATCAATTTCTTGATAAATTTCATCGCCTCTTCTTGGTTCACGATCTTTTGGCCACACTAAATCAATTGCACAACGTTCAACTTCTGGATTTATCAAATGTATTGGATGAATCTTTGACTTGTCTGCAATTTTTATTGCGTGGCTAACTGGAAAATATCCTCTAGTTACGCAATTGCTTATGTATTGCTGACTAACATCCAACAATTCTGCTGTTTTCTTTTGGCTTCCAATGTTTTTTATAGCCATTTTTACTGCTTTTATAGACATGGCTACCTCCCTATTGTTTAGCCCAAGGTGCTGCGTTAGATTTAGTTTCTTGAGCTTTTGGTAGAGGCGATCCGCCTCCTATGGACTTCCAATCTTTCACTTCATTTCGAGCCGCATACTGATCAGTTGCTGGAGTTGTTCCAACTTTGATCGACATTTTTAGTCCTATTAATTGATCTGAGTCGGTTAAGGAATCTTTTATTCCGCCTGCTGCAGCCATTCTTACTATTTGGCTTCGACCAATTTTCTCTGCCGTGGCGTTAGGATTTTTGTATGTCACGTTTCCCCATACTTTGCGGTTGGCATAATTATTACCAATAATGTTATATGTTACCGCAAAATATGCTCCGTTCCCATTTTTTGTTGTCCTAAGATCAACATTTTCAACAATTGCCTCATACCAGCCATCTGGCAAAGTGTCGTATTTTTTTTCTTCAGACTCAAATTCTTCAAAATCAGATGAGTCAAACTCTAATGTAGCCATGATTATTCTCCAAAAATGATTGTGTAAGATGGACGTGATGGAATTGTGGTGATTGCCTCAAGTAAAGGATTGGTGATCTTTTCATCAGCACTTCTCCAGCTACTTAAATTGATCTCTGGCTTCCATCGGAACAGAGTTGGCAAGTAATCAGACAAACCAGCTTCACGGGCAACGTCTTGCAATTTTTCGCCGTCCACTTTGCGGTTCAATCTGCTTACAACTTTGACTTTGTACGGCCCAAGATGCAGATTGACCGTACCGTCTTTTGAATCATCGACAGCGAGCAACTTAGATAACTGATCTTCTGCTTCACGGCGTTGCTCAACTGCTTGGCGCTCTTTCTCTTTGGCTTCGATCCAAATCATACTCAAGCGTCGTACTTCATCATCTTCTGCTGCTGCGGGACTCATACTCATATCAGCCTCCAATTTTCGCAATGATTTTTGATAAGTTCGGCTCTTCCCATTCATCGAGCTTTCCCGAACGATCTTTGGCTAACCAACTGTTATCTCCCCTGCATTTCAAGCCGTGCCATGCGACACCATCAGAGTTCACTTCTATACGCATAGCTAAGACTTCATCGAAGAAATAAGGCAAAGATTGGCCTACTTTGTTTCCAGGCATGGATGGCGACCACAACAGCCTTCCATTTTCATCTTGCGTTTTTTCCAATTTGGCGGTCATCAAGACATGCATCGGCAAATCGCGGAATGCCCGAATCAAATCCGTCATCTGTTCCTGCATTGCCGAGTATGCTTGGCGCGGGTCTTTTGCTACTTTTTTCTCAGAGTTCAGCACGACTTCTGCTATCTCCGAGATACTGTCCACAGCTACGGATGAAAAGTCTTTGGCGTTATCAACAAGCCACGAATAAGCCTCCCTGAGATCCGCCATTGTGCTGATCTCGATAAAAGGTAGTTCAGTGTCACTGATTGATAACAAGCCGCCCTCAGCGCTCAGAATGATCGGATTGGGCAGTGTTTTGATTAACGTGGTCTTACCAGCACCGGCTTGGCCATATACAAGCACCTTCACGCCGGTAGACGATACGGACGACGTACTCCTTAAATTAACTGACATTTTTTTTCCTTATGTTAAAGGCGGTCGGACTATCCGTTCGCCTACTTAAATATTAGCAGAGTCTTTTAGGTATGGGAATATACTCTTGGGACGCTACTAATAAATCTGCGTATTCCTCAAACGCTTCGTCTCGCTCACTTTTATCTGAGAGGTCAGCGCCAGGAAACATATCTTCCAAATTCTCACCAATTGCCTCATCGTCAGAAAACTCAATAACGTACAAACCTGGGCCTTCAAGATAAAGGTTGGATATCCAGTAGTAAGGATCGGACGCGCTCATTGATATCAGTTCCACCAATTTCTGCGAGTCTTGTTGTATCGATACGAATTTCTTGCGTTTCATGTGGGAGATTGTACTTCAAATCAATTAGGATTAAGACCAATATCAAATTGATCATGAAGGCTACGCCAATGCAGATGTTTAAGTGCCAGTGCAAAGCTCGCTCCACACCAAAGTTATCCACAAAATTATGTATTTTTTTAATCATATACAGTCCTTAATTCAAATTTTTCTATCATGGCTGGCTCTACCAACTGGCAGAACCGCTTCCCTTCAACGTGCATTTGGAACTCGTAACTATCAACGTCAACAGTCATAAGCTCCGCAAAATATCCGGCATACTCTAACAATTGAGGCAAGTCTTTATCGTCACGGTCAATAAAAGCCCATTTGCCATCGACTTTGATAATGCTTGGGATCTCGTGATCGCGGTCTGCCGCCATCGCAAGGAACAACAGGTTGACTTTCAGAACTTTCATTTTGATCTCCTAAGTTCGTAACACGGTTCACACATCCAACGGCGCTGGTGACGGACTTGCTTCCATCTGCCACCAACGAGTGGCTTGTATTTGTTGCAGTAGGAGCAGTGGCGCTCCTGCGTTGCTTCTGCCACTGCCTCCCTCATACGTCGCAATTCCTGCCGGTGCTTATCAACTTTCATCGGCTGGTAACCTTTACGCTAAAGACTGCGCTGGTCTTGGTGTACTTATCAAGCACATCGCTAGGTACGCCCATATCTGCACACAGCGCTTTGTAGTCGATGACTGATCGGTTAGCTTCGACGTAGGTAGCTCGGAACAGTGCGCCCTCAACAACTTTGGGGCCACCGGCGTTAGCGGTACATTTGATGGAATCCTTGATCGCGTTAGCTTTGGACTGTAAGTCTGCGATCTTGGCAAGTAAGTCACCGAGTACGTCGACTGAGGCAAGGTTGAGATTTTCTGTTTTCATTTGATTCTCCTTGTTTTGGGACTGTCTGATTATCAGTTTGTCCGCGTTATTAGAAATATACAGGATTTGGTACTTTTGTGTCAAACTTTTTCATTAAAGTAGGGGCCGAAGCCCCTTTGGTTAAAAGTTGTAGTCGTAAAATTTAATTGGCTCATCGGCTAGGTAGTGCCGACCATGTTTGCTTTTCCAGAACCCGTGCTTGTAGCCCTTTGGTTTGTTGAGACGAGCGCGGATAATTGGTTTTGTTTCGTCCGATGTAATGAGCCACTTTTGCTTATGTTGATTTGGGACGTGTCCGAAGAATCCTCCAGCAATAAACTCCCTGCCCCAATTTGTTTCAACTGCTTTCATCTCTCGGATCTCAATTGTTTTCTCAGAGATCACTCTGATAACTTCATAAGGCTCAATGTCGGTGTAGAGGTGCTGGTTGCAAAACTTTTTCATTTTCTTCTCCTTATTTGCAATTTACGAGTTCGGCTAATTTTGCTACGCCCTCTTTCATATTCTCTGGAGCGTACTCAAAAAACTCTTCTGCGCTTTCTCCGTTGTAAAACGCTAACTCTTTGTATATGCCGATTATCATGCCTTCTTCGTTTGTTGGTGAATCGGTTCCACTTAGGTTGGTAACGATCACGTCGTATGAGACATCATTCCTAAATATTTGCGCTACTTCTGCGGTACATCCACCGCCGTTGTCAAACTCTTCAAAGTATTCTAGGACTTCGTGTAAGTTGAATTTTTCCATTTTCTTCTCCTTAGTTTTGGGCTGTCGGCCAATTCCGTTTGCCCATGACCTAGATCATACAGTAACCAGCATACAGGTCAACACTTTTTACATAAAAAAGTAAAAAAAAGTGTTATTTATTGTTCCAGCCAAGCATTTTCGATGGCCATGCATTGCCGCTCGCGCCATATCCACTCCCGATGATCCCGTGCTGGGCCTTCAAATTTGGCCCATTGCGCCGCGTGACATGCCTCGTGCAAGATTATGTGGGGCTTATTCATGTCCCATCTGACGTAAATTACAGGGATATCGCCAGCAAGAAAGAATGTGGCGTTGCTCGAAGTGATTACGGTCTCCGGCGGATAGTGCAGATTGAAGATCGCCAGGAAAGCAATTATTTCCTTCATTTTTAGACTCCCGCTTGAAAGTAGCCTTTTTTTACACTAACATGTAAAAAAAAACGTTTACAGGAGAAAATTATGAACATTAATGAAATCAAGCGCTTACTATCCGACAGAAACTTGCGGGAAGTGAGCCGTCGTACTGGCATCAGTTACTCGACGTTACGAAACTTAGTCAAAATAAAACATCCAGATCCGAATTTGAGTACGGTTGAGAAGTTGCAGGATTACTTCAACACGACGATTCCTGGGTGGACAAATGGCTGATATACGAGACTTATGGAAAGACTCAAAGAGGACTGATCCGCCCGAAATACAGTTTCGTCAGGCTATAATTGACGCAGGACTTGAACCGCCTAGCGAGGTGATACTTGATGGCAAGATTCATCGTTTTAATTCTGGCTCTAAGGGAAGGTCTGGCTTTGGTGATAAAAGCGGTTGGTACGTTGGTTATGGCGACGGCATTCCTGCTGGGCGCTTTGGCGATTGGCGTTGGGGAGTTGAGCATAACTTTGTAGCCGACATTGGGCGTAAGCTAACAGCCCGTGAAGAAATGGAGTTTGCGCGTCACATGGATGAGGCTCGCAAAGTTCGTGAAGCGGCGGAGAAAAAGATGCGTGAGAACGTGGCTGACGTTGTGGACAAGATATGGTCTGAATCCGCAGAAGCTAACGCAGATCATCCGTATCTAGTTAAGAAAAGAATTGATCCAAATGGCGCTAGAGTCACCGGCGACGGTAGGCTTATCGTGCCGTTATTCAATGCCGATGGCGAGATGACGACCGTCCAGTATATTGACGCGTCCGGTGGCAAGCTCTATCACACTGGCGGTAAGACTGGCGGATCGTACTGGCGCATTGGTGATAATGAAGATTCGCATATCTACATTGCGGAAGGTTTTGCAACGGCTGCAACAATATCTCAGGTCACCGAGAAGGCCTGTTATGTGGCGTACTCTGCATCAAATATTCCTACCGTAACTGGCCTGCTGAGGGATCGTTACGGCCCGTCAAAGCGCATCATCATTGTCGCCGATAACGACGCGAACGGCGTTGGTAAAAACTATGCCGACCAAGCATCGGCTAAGTTTGGTGCGACCGTCATCATCCCCCCTGTAGATGGCATGGATGCGAATGACTATCTGTTGGCTGGCAACGATCTCTCAGCCCTCCTAGAGCCGCCTGAGCAAACGTTTGACTGGTTGCTCGATGGTAACGACTTCCGCAACTCTCCCGCGCCTATATCGTGGCTAATCAAGGGCTGGATGCAGAACAATAGTCT